CGTTTCTGTTTAATAGCTGTTCTTGGACTGATGCATCAACAAAAATATCTGGTACATATAATCCTAAAGATTGTGGTAAGTGATTCGCAAAAGGAACCGGGGTGTCTGTTTCGCTAACGTAATTTACTTGTTTAAACTTTGGCAGTTCTTTAGTTAGCAAGTGAACATTGTCAAAATATGAGCCCACAATATGAGAAATAACGTCAAGATTGTTGTTTTCTGTATCTTCATGAGCCTCAAGAACCCAACTTGGTGCATGGTTTACAAATGCTGAATGATTAGTCGAGTCGTAAAATTTACCAACATCTAATAAGTCTTGTCGGACGGATATATAGTCCGGGTGATTTGACCTTATAATTGGATCTTCATATTCTAAGACAGCAGCAGAAGCTGATAAAATAGCCGAACCTGTATTTCTAGAATTGGCTATATATCCTGTCCAGGCTCCGTTGGATATTCGTCCGGAATAATCTGACACTATGCTATCAGTCGCGGTGACGCCGGTAATTCCTTCATTAAATTTAAAATAGACACCCAATGTAGTGTTCGATATGTCTGTGTTCGAACCTCCGCCAACTCTATCAAAATAGTTTTCCGCAATTTGGGCAGCATTACGCTCTATCTTCCAAAACCTAAATTCATCTATGGAGCCGGAAAGCTTGCCTGCACCGACGGCGGCCGAAGTTCCAACTGGGGCTGTCTGTAAGGCTCCGAGTCGACCGATTGCAGATTTATTATTTAGATCGGCTATCTCGGCTGTCGTTTTAGATGGCATATTGGTAGCACTGTAAATTGCTTTTATTTCAGCTTTAGCCAGTATTTTATTCCAAACAGCTACATCAGCTAGCTGTCCCACAAAGTCCTTGCTTGCAGCGCTACCATTTCCAATATAAGAAGCTCCAGTAAGCCCCGCATATGCTCCGGTCCGGGTACCACTAGCTAAACTTACCGATACCTCAACACCGTTTATATAAATTTTCGGATCATTGCTGGAGCTGTTCGCGTCATATGTTACCACAACGTGGTTCCATTCGTCTGCGGTGATTGCACTAGTAGCAGTACGCCAAAGGACTTCAGCACCGTTCCATTTAGCCGAAAAATTAATCCTTTCATTTGCGTCAGTATAAAACAATAGATCATCGCCACCAAAAGCTAAGATCATATTGAGAACACTACCGACACCGGCGCCAGTTCTTCGAACCCAGGCGGAGAAAGTCATTACTGGATTATCTGCATTCTGTCCTATCAGCGACTGCCAAGTAGTGTCCGAAACCGAAGTCAGTAGTATCTCGTCATTGACACCATCAAAATTAGTGCTGCTACCGGCAATAAATTTATTTGGAGTTAAAGTTGATTTTGAGGCTGGGTTGGGCGCAACCCCTGACGAGCGCCCCTTCCCACTACTATCGGTCGAACCAAGCTCTGGATCAGCATCATTCAGTCTCCACCAAGCTTGCAAGTTTTCCTGAGAACTGTATGAAGAAGTTACAGTGGATGAATTGTAAGAATGAATCGGTGCTGTAAGGTCATATGCCCTTCTAACCTCATCATCTAAATTTCCGTTAACATATAATTTTGTTTTAAAAAGTGAGCCGCTGTTGATCATGGAGATTGCGTAGTGTTTCCAATCTGACATTTCGTAATGCAGTTTACTACTTCCAAGACTAATAAAGTTTCTTGTTGTAGTAGTGCCAGACATCACAGTGACAATAAAAGGCTTTTGTACAGCGCCGTTTCTGTTAGTTGAACTGGTCAACTCCACCAGGATCCGACCGTAACTATTGCTAGATGCTGCTTCTTGGTTCCACCAATCAAAGAGTACTTGTTTCTCTGTCAGTGAAGTACTAATTGATCCAGTATTCAGCCAAAATTCAACCGTGACCCCGGTATCAAAATCTGCGTGTAGATTAGACTGTCGAGTGCCCTTACCGTAGTCTGTGGGTAATCCGGCAGTCTCATAGATACTCTCATCATAGATGTTACTGCGATCTATCTTAGAGGAGTGCTCGTCCGGGGATTGATCTTTTAAGGAGGTGCCCTGTGAGCCAGTATGAGGACCACCCTTGAAAGTTATGTATTCTAATTTACTTGGTAAGCCATATCCGTCGGCCGTTGAAGTCTGTGTTCCCCAACCCACTTCTCCAACTGAATTTGGATTTGCCGATATTACAGCGTAACCAGTAGATCTGGGGTATTTCTTATTAAAGATGTACTTTTCTACTGGCAGCAACTTATTGTAGAATGCGTTTTGTTCTGCTAATGAACCATCATAAGGATAAAAATCTGAGACATGGTCGAACCCAGACTTGTAATAAAGATATGCTGATCCGTAGAATACAAATTTTTCTGGATTTGAATAGTCAATGTCTGGAACAAAGGTTCGTTGCTCTTCTATTATATTAATTGCATTATCTGACGACTCAACTGACGCATATGCACCTTTCTCGGTTTCATAATCGCTATATTGTGTTGTCTTGTTTGATGCGTCAAAAAGTTTTTTAATGCTCATTTTAGCTCTCTTTCACCCTAAATTTAAAAGCCTTATCTTGTTCGACCCATGAATTAAGTCTATCATCATAAAACACAAATTTAAAGGCGTAAGAGTAACCTTTTTCAAGAAGGCTCATATCAAAATCAAAATAATTGCCAGAAACATTGTACGACAGCGCTGTGTGTAAATCACTTCCGGTTCCATAAGGAACAACCATTTGGTCATCAATTATACGCATCACCCCATATGAAGCGCTGCGGATGCCGACAGATTCTATATCATTGTTCGCCACATTATAGATTGTAGGGCTCCAATTTTTCTCTCGGACATAAAGGTTAAGTCTTGCTTTTTCCTTGCCAGAATACCCATTCTTGAGGTTTGAGATGTTAAGATAATAGGTTGGCTCATTTGATGTAACGCCGCCGGCTGTGTTGAAGTCAACGGGTGTCAGTGTGCCTGTGAAATATTGTTTGGTTGATCCGGTCGCGTTAACAACTGTGTTAGAACCGCTAAACCATACATCATAAAGTGTATCAAGATTTTCTGACGAAGTAAAGCACACTGAACATGAGTAAATACCGGTTGAAACCCAGCCTCCCGTAACAACTGTTTTCGCGGTACTGGTATTATTTAAGAATATTGCTGATCCCGAAGGTCCAGTATTATCGACTGAGCCCGAGAACAAGCTAACACACACATCTCCGCCAGAAGGAATTCCAGGAAGATTAGCAAGGCGTCCTCGTATAATATTATAAAAATAAATCTTGTTTAAGTTGTCTACTGCAGGTGCGCGAGAACTGCTGAAATAAACATTTGCTCTATCATCTTTAACAGAGGAATCCCAGCGGGCTTCAATCACCGGCCTCTTAAAGAAATATTGTGTGCCTCTTCCAAAAAATCTCTTGGTGTAATAAGAATCTTTGGCTCCAAGAGAATTCGTTACAACTGAAGTATCTGTTCTTCCGTATGTCTCTGATGCAGAAGCTTCGTAAGACGCACTCAAGCGGATACCTACACCATAGTTTGTCTGATCTCCAGCCAACCATCGTTCAACAAGTGGTGTTATGTTAACATCGATGTCTTCTAATCCACCGGATAAATGCGTGGTATATAAATAATCTGAGTGTTCCCTATAGGTTCCTCCACGATCGAACCAGCTAGCGCCCTTCTTTCTCTGTATCCAGTTTGAGCCTATCTGTCCGCTGGTGTCATCAGCATAGTTTTCTAAATCTAGTCCAATCCCCTCTTCCCAGTCTTGACTTATGGCGGCAATATTTAATTTATATTCGATTGGTACCGTTTTAGAGTGAGGTGCATTAAACATTTTTAGATAAAAACTTACACTGCCGCTCGCCGGAATTGTGCCGGCAGTGCGATCAGCGGCAATACCAGTTGTTGGAAACTTAATAATTGCTCTCGATAATTCTTGCGACGCTGACGTTATACGACCGTAAATTGAAAATACTTCTAACACATCCGCCATACCAGCGTTTGAGCCAGTCGCTCGTTTATTGAGCGCAGGCTTATAAGCACTAACAATTGTATTATCAGCCGAAGCTGTATACCTTAAGAGACCCATTATCTAATCTTACCTCTGATATCTACTTCTGGATACTTTATTTCAAAAATTGCGTTAGCTGGGCATAAAAGTTGACTACCATCCGGTGACATGTTTTTATTTATCACAAAAGTTGTCGGAGAATATTGCCCACCAGTTTTGTTATTTATTTTTACGCTGACAACATCTAAAACTGAATCAATATCTTTTAAGGCGGTATAGACGCTGCTGATATACATCGATTCACTAATAAAGAATCCCTCAGCAAACAGGTTTTTGATTTTTGATACTGCCTGTGCTTGCACCTCGGCGCGCTGTTGTCCAGGCTTAAGTTTTATTACAAAATCGATTCCTAAATTAACTATGTAAGGATCTAAAATATCGATTGTATCATTAACCATGCGATAGTTATTTAACCAAGTTTGCAGATTTTTCTTTATTGTGTTATTCGAATTTGTTAATTTACCAAAACTGTCTTCAGATATAACATACATATTCAGATTTCTTTTCATAGAATCTTGATCTTTGATTACGACACATCTTTTAATCGAACCATATTTTCCTGGCATTCTATAAGCTATATTTTCATAGTCCGCTTGCGTGACTGCCCGATTTTGAGTCGGGAACGTATCATAAATTCTTCTTTTAATTTCGGAAGTCGAGGGACTTGTTACATCTCCGGTGATTGGTTTTGAATTAGAAACTTCTAAACTGCTTATTAGAGTATTTACCTCTGTATTAGACAAGACCGCCCTGTCTTCAAATTCTACAATAGGGCTAGATACTGTACTTACAGAACCTGCTGATACGTTGGAGTTGCTATTGTTTGTAGTCCGATAAACAACAAACAGAGAAGTATTGGCTGGAACAATCCCATAGCTAATATTTTGTGACAATCTGGTTGGATCAAAAGAGGTATTGGTAACATAATCTTTACCGAAAACGTCTATTGCGACAGATTGCGGCGAAGCGACCACATTTGTTTGATTGGCATCACCGGATCCAAATTGTAAAAAATAACCATTTCTGCTGTGTTCTGATACGAATTTTCTCGATACCAGCATTGGCTTTAATATTGAGGCTACGTTATCATTTTTAAAGTTTTCATTTGGTAATTCTTTATAGATCATATCTTGAGCCAAGTACTCGACCTCGTAATATTGATTACCTTCAGCATCGAATACTGATATAATTTCCACAATATTTCGATTATTCAAGCGTACTTTTTTAAATCTTTCAAAAGAACCAACTTTAACTGTTTGCTGCCCTAGCTTTCCTGATACAACTCTACCGGCAGCACGAATAGCGTAATAAGTTGGGGCGCCCGTAGTGTTGTTGACCTGCGAGACCACAATCGGATTTGAAGGCTCATTAAAGTCTACGTTCTCTATCAGCATGAATGACAAGCCATTCTTAGAGGTAAATCTGGTCCCTCTTTTTAAAATTGGGATATAACGTGTATCTGGACCCAATCCGGAAGACGACGCGGGAATTTGAACAAAAAGGTTAACTTCTCCAAAAGTTGAGGCGCGACCGGATGCTTTATAACCGAGTGCTCTTCCGTGTCGTACCACATTGCTATATTGAAAAGAAGTATCTAAAAATGACTCATTTATATTGTAATCTATGTAAAAATTAAGCTGGTCGCCCACATAAGCAACAGCATCTAGCATCATAGCCCCGAATGAAGCTTCACTAAAATCTTGAAATGTGTCCGGGTAAAATCGTTCGGCCATCTCTAAGAGATCTTGCCGAATTTCTGTGAATTCTCGGTTGGTGTAATTTATGGGGATAAATTTTTTCTGGTCTTCTGCCATTTTATTTCCTCATATTAAATAGTAAGTTCGAGCAAATCTTTTATTCCCATATCGGGGATCGAATATGTTATTCTTATAGATATAGTATTTGGGCTTTGCCGTACATCAGCAAAATCAACAGCGCCAACAATAATAGCTGGCATATATCTCTTTACTTGTTGATTTATTTTAGCTATAATTGCTGGTCTATAGTCTGATGCTTTGTTGGTAAATAAAAATGTTTTAATTCCTACGCCAAATGCTGGTTCCATTACCCTTTCTCCGGGATTGGTTAACAACAACATAATAAAATTTTGTTTTAGAGTCTCCGAAATGCCATAATTCATAGCAAATCCGTCGGAGGAATCTCTGTTAATCGGTAGTGATACGCCAAGTGCCATAGTTGTAACCTGTTATAATTATCTCGTTAATTTAATTTTCTGGTTTTTTACACAATTCTCCATTAGCATTAAATGGATTATCGCGTAATTTACTTCTTCTAAACCAGGGTAATATTCGAGCGCCCTTCGCGGGCTGTAGTGAAGCTTTTAGATTTTTAACGACCAGTGCAGCGTAATCTGTTGACTCGCCGTCGTCAGGCTCAAAATTAAACTTCCTGTTATAATAG